ATCATCACCATGCCAATAAGTTTCTATTGGAAACTCGTAATCAATTTCATCAAAATTATTTGGTTTATTTCTATGAATAAGAAGAATTGGTTTTACATCTAACTTGGGTGCAATTAGGTCTAACCAATCATTTACCCACTTATCAGAACCTGCATTTGTATACGGGCCGCCACCCGTAGTATAATAAACATCGTACATTATCTTCTTGATTTTGAAACCCTATTGTTTTGATACAACTCTTCGTTTGTTAGTCCTCTATTATAAAAAATTAACATTTTTACATTTGCGGCAAGTGCAGTACCACCACCTCTGAACAATTCATTAAATACCATAGGTGTAGTTGGTGTAGTTGCCCAATATGAATTCGAACCTGGATTCTTTACAGTTGCTGGTGCACCATTCACACTCGTATAAGAACGACCATCTGAATTAGCTCCAAATGCGTAAGTTGCATATCCACTACCCATTGAAGTTGTCATAGCAGTACCAGCATAAGAGATATTATCTTTGTAATGGAATGTATCTGCATTTGTCCCATATTGACCAAATTCATATTTATGATTTCCTGAAGGGTTATGGTATAAGAAATAATTCCAAGCACCACTTGATTGAGATGGTAAATCCCAAACTACCCAAAATGTAAATCCATTGTGCACATTGATAGAGAAGTTTGAACCCCATGATAGATAATCATTTGAACCATCAAAACTTATGTGGTCAGTTGAAAAGGTTGCACCATTTATAGTAGCATTATTTCCACTCGAACTTAAATCTGTCCAAGTATTACCACTACCAGTATATGATTTAGGATTTGTTGCATCAAAGAAAAATAAAACATCATCATCCCAATTACCAGTACCATTGTACCCAACTATTGAAGGGCCAATCTCTAATTGAGTTCCAACTGATTTTTGTATTCTTACTCCCATTATCCTCTATTAACATCATAGTACAACTGAAGTTCATCCTTTACAATTTGAGGATTGAGTTGTATTTGTGTGTCTGATACCTTTGTGATTTGGACACTCATAATACGATTTAATTAATTTTTGATTCTAAATCTTCGATTCTTTTCAGAAGTTCTTTGTTAGATTCGATTAGTAAAGCTACTATCTTTTCGTATTTTACTGCCTTGTATCCACTTTCTCTTGTTTCTACAATTTCTGGTAAAACTTTTTCTATCTCTTGTGCAATTACACCAACATCATGTTGTCCTTTAAATACTTCATGTTTATCATTCCAATCAAAAGTATATCCACCAATTTGTTTTAGTTTTTCGTTTGGATTTTCGATTGGGGTAACATTATCCTTATATCTTTCATCCGATGATGCAAATGCTACAACATCTTCACCAACATTAAGTGTTTTTGCAATACCAACACCACCATCTACAACTAATGCCCCAGTCGTTTTACTTGTTGATTGAGTTGTATCAGATATATCTGTTGGTTTATCAATCTGTACTTTTTCATTTGTACCATCAAGGTAAAGATAAGTAGCTACACCACCTGAACCATTATCTGATTGTAAAACTACATTACCATTATCTGTGTTGTTTCTGATAATAAGATTACCAGTACCATTTGCAAGGAACATATTTGTTCCATTGTGATATAGTTGAGCATCGTTACCCGAACCAAGTCTTATTTCTTTACTATCTTGCCATTCGGTGTGAGCAGATACATCGTCATCGGCGTTGGCTCTAATGAATCCACTTGAATCAATACCATCTAATGTTGTTGCGTTACCACCATCAGCACTTGTAAGGTAATTTTGAGCTTTTACGAATTCAGTTGTAGCTATTTGAGTAGTATTATCGTCTGTATCGGCCGTAGGTGCGGTTGGTGTACCCGTGAGAGCAGCGTCTGTAAACATAGTAGATTTACTCTCATTGGTAACATTTCCTAATCCAACATCACCTGCAGTAGTTGCTTGTGCTCTTAATCCACTATAATTACCACTTTGTGAAAATGCATCTACATCGGAAATATCTGCTGAAGTTATTGATAAAAACGTTTTAACTTCTGAGGATGAACCACTAACTAAACCTGTTCCATTAAATGAAGAACCACTAATGTTACCAGCGAGTATATTTCCTTCAAAGGTTGCGTCTTTTGTTGTCTGGTCAAATATTACTGCAGTTGTACCTGCCCCACTACCATTGGTTGATAATCTTAAATTTCCATTTGAGAAAATATGGAAACCTTCACTAGCACTTTCGAAAGCACCAACATTTGTCATTCTCAATCCACTACCATCTTCATCGATTCTTAAAGTATCACCAATGATGATTGAGTTTCCACTTGCGTTGAATGTTTTTGTACCTGTAAATGTTTGTGTTCCACTTAAGTGTGCCGTATCAGTATCTAAATTAGCAGATGGAAGAACACCAGTAACATCGGTTGTTAAATCAATTTGTCCTAATGTAAGTGTTTGGTTATCAGTTCCACCAGCAGTAATATAATCGTAAGAACCACCAAGTGTTACATCAGTAGAGTTTTTCGTTCCAGCAGCATCAACTCCTATCGCGGTTTGTAATTCACCTTGTGTAATACCACTTCTTAGAGTAGGTGTTCCACTATTATCATATATGGCAGCAGGATTAGTAGCAGATTGAGCATCTATTTGTGCTGATTCTGATACAATACCATCACCATCTGGTCTAAGCACTGAACCACTTACTAAACCTGTTCCATTAAATGAAGTACCATAAATATTACCATTTACATTTAGTGAAGTAAGTCCTGTAATGTCAGATGCCGTAATTGCACCAGATGCAGATACATCACCAACTGCAGATACCGTAAATACATCAATACCAGAAGCATCATTTACTTCTAATAGATTACCCGTATTTGAATCTGTGATTGTAAGTAATTCACCGTTTGAACCAGAAACTGTGAATATAATATTTGTATCATTATCGTGTGTTATGATTGTACCACCATCAACTGAAGTTATTGTCGCATTTGTTACTTCGTGTGTGTCATTAAATACGGCTACACTACCACTCGTACCATTACCAGTAATTGTAATAGCTGATTGAGTAAATGTGTTTAATGAGGTGTTTAAAATCTCATCATCTAAATATTGTTTATCAATAACATGACCATTCCATGAACCACTAATATTACCAAAAATTGTGATTGAACCTGTTGTTATCGAATCAGTAACTACAACGTGTTGTATGGAATCAGAACCATCGTTCTTCTTAAGGAATACCCTACCATCATAAGTGTTAATAGCAATTTCACCTAAAGATAAATTACCAGTACTTGGTACTTTACCTTGAGTTGCAGACCTTTTTAATTTAATTGTTTGTGCCATGTTCTAAAATTCTATTTAGATTTTAGTTCTTCTATTTGTTTTTGAAGTTCTTTTATAGATTCAATCAATAGTGGAACAAGTTTATCGTATTTTACTGCCTTGTATCCAGTATCTTCTCTTGTATTTACAAGTTCTGGTAATACTGCTTCTATTTCTTGGGCTATAACTCCGTAATCTCTTCCTTTATAAATATTCTGTTTCTCTTCATTCCAATCAAAAGTTTTACCACTTATTTGTGATAGTTTTTCAAGTGGGTTTTCGATAGGTTGAATGTTATCTTTTAATCTTTCATCCGATGATGCAAATGCAACAACGTCACCCGTTGCTTCGATATCACCTGTAATGTGTAATGACTTATTAAAGTCTAATCTCGAATCACTATGATTCCAAGTCATAGTTGCGTTAGCTCCATCAATTGTAATACCACCACCATTTGCTGCTGAAGAGTCAGCTGCACCACTTGCGATTAATAAGTTCTTATCTTCAATGTTAAGTGTTTGTGTATTCAATATCGTTTCTGTTCCTTGTACTGTTAAGTTACCAAGTACAGTTACATTAGAAGAATCTAAAGTAAGTGCGGTATTGAATGATGAAGTAAATGAATTGATTGATGTATTACCATTACTACCTGTGAATGTATTCAGAGAATCATTTCCATTTGATGCGGTAAATGAATTTAGTGATGTTAAATTAGCCGTATCAACTTCTGCAATCGATGCGGATACCGCTCTTGCAGTTGGAATAAGTGTATCATCATCTTGTACCGATTGTGTTACCGCGAATGTAGATACTGTTCCAAGGGATGCAGTAAATGTATGGAATGCAGTAATTGTGTTGTATGAACCACTCTCTCCTTCAAGTGAATCTAATCTTTGGTCAAATGAAGATGTAATTGAGTTCAATGAATCATTACCATTAGATGCAGTAAATGAGTTTAGTGAAGTTAGGTCTGCTCCTACATTTGTAAGGTTAGAACCATCACCATAATATGATGATGCAGATACTGCTCCTTTAATGTTTAATTTTTGAGTTCCACCTGTGGATTCACCTATATGAACTCTATCATTACCAGCATCTACGTATAATGTGTAGTTATCATTATCACCTCGTACTCTGAAATCTATATCGTTTCCTTGACTATTTGCTACAATTTCTGTTGCAGATATATTAAAAAAGCTATAAGTTCCTGCTCGTAGAGTGATACTATCAGTTCCAAAACTGAATCTAGTGTTGTTATCTCCGTTATGTACAATATTTTCATTTAATGTCAAATCACCTTCAATGGTAGTTAGTCCACTAAAGGTCTTATTACCACCTATTGTTTGAGTCCCGCTAGTAAGTACATAAGAACCACTTTCAGATTCTAAAGAATCTAATCTTTGGTTTGCTGAACCTGTAAATGTATTCAGTTGTGTTAAGTCCGTTCCACCACCACCATATGAACCAGTATTTAATTCTATTTGTCCAACTCTTTGTTCTAATGAAGAAGTTGTTGAATGAATATTGGTTATATTAATGTCGTTTGATGCAGTATATGAATTTAGTGATGTAAGTGATGTACTCTCACTAATAAATCCAAATGTAGTGATTTGAGCAGATGTACTTACAATTCCACTATCTAATGTAGTAAGGTAAGAACCACTTTCACTTTCAAGTGAGTCTAATCTCTGATTTTGTGAACCAGTTTCTGTTGATAATTGACCAAATCTTACGTTAGCGGATTGTGTAAATGAGTTTAAGTGTGCAACTGAAGCTCCACCAGAACCTGATGTTGCGTTTATCGTTATACCATTACTTGCTGATGTGATAGTTACATTTACACCACCAATGAAAGCTGGTTTATTAAGTAGGTCATTATAATTAACTTGGTCTGATTGACTTACTAATGTAGGTAGTGAAGTGATATCAGAATAATCTACTGAACCTGATGATGTTAAGTAAGAACCACTCTCACCTTCAAGTGAATCTAATCTTTGGTCAAATGAAGATGTAATTGAATGTATGTTAGATATATTAATATCATTTGATGCGGTATATGCATTTAATGATGTATTTTCAGATGATTCAGAAATGAATCCAAATGAAGTGATTTGTGCAGATGAACTTAATAATCCACTTGGTACTGAAGTTATATCTGTAAAGTCTACTGAACCTGATGATGTTAAGTAAGAACCACTATCTGATTCTAATGAATCTAATCTTTGGTCAGCTGACTGTGTAAATGCGTTTAATGATGTTAAGTTTCCACCACTTGATGATACGAACCCAAATGCAGTAATCTGTGCAGATGAACTTACAATACCACTTGGTACTGAAGTTATGTCACTATAATCAACCGAACCCGAAGAAGTTAGATATGAAGATGTTGCTGCGTTTAGTGAATCATTACTATTTGATGATGTGAATGCGTTTAATGAATCGTTTCCATTTGATGCGGTAAATGCATTTAATGAAGTAAGAGGAGCTCCTACGTTTGTAAGATTAGAACCATCACCATAGAAAGCTGAAGCTGAAACATCAGCGTCAAATCTAAACTGTGAATCTGTATGATTCCATTGTAATGATTTATTAGCCCCATCGATTGTGAGACCAGCTCCGTTAGCAGCGGCAGAATCAGCGGCTCCACTTGCTACTAAAATATTTTTATCCTCAACTTGTAAAGTTTGAGTATTTAATGTTGTTTCTGTTCCTTGTACTGTTAAGTTACCAAGAATTGTTACATCATCTGAACTAAGTGTGATTGCAGTATTGAATGATTGTGTAAATGAATTCAATGAACTAATATCAGCTGATGAAGAAGTAAATCCAAATGCCGTAATCTGTGCAGATGAACTTACGATACCACCATCAAGTGATGTTAGATAAGAACCACTATCACCTTCCAAAGAATCTAACCTTTGGTCAGCTGATGAAGTAAATGTATTTAAGGATGAGATATCAGTTGATGAAGAAGTAAATCCAAATGCCGTAATCTGTGCAGAACCACTAAGTAGTGTTGGTTTACTTGTTATATCATCATAGGATACCGAACCTGATGAAGTTAGATATGACCCACTATCACTTTCAAGTGAGTCTAATCTTTGGTCAGCTGATTGTGTGAAGTTATTTATTGAAGAAATATCAGTTGACGAAGATATGAATCCAAATGCAGTGATTTGAGCCGAACTTGTTACAACGGTTGTTGTTGCAAATATTTGTCCAATGTGAAGATTATTCCAAGGTTTTGTAGATGAACCTATATTATACGTACTACCACTCTCAGGTATAAGTGAAGAAGATAAAGAACCTTGAATTACAACGGCATCTTCAGCAGCATCTCCAAGAAACAGTTGTCCTCCAATTCTTATGTCTCCACTTGCAGAAATATTTGACGCAGTTAAGTCTCCGTCAATCCAAAGGTTACCAAAGTTTTTTTGTTCTAACTTTGCAAGTGTTATAATATCGTTTGAGCCAGATAAACCGACAACCAAGGATGCTGAATCATCGTTGATGTACGGTTCTCCATAAGAAAGTGATGAAGGAGATGAACCTCTCCTCAATTGTATAATAGCTGCCATTTACTACATCCTAAATTTTATATAAATATTCTCTCCCCAAATATTTGGGTATTTCTTCACTTATATAAATATGAATTTATTTCATAATAAAAAAAAATCCCCACCGAAGTGAGGATTCTTTTAAGTTTATTCTAATTCTGATTAGAATTCTCCACCATCCATTGTCAATGTAAGGGATGAGATATCAGTAGAAGATGTTAACTGTTTTGAACCGTTAGTTACAACGATTTGAGAAGCAGTCAATCCACTAATGATTAAGTCAGAACTGATTGTTACTGCAGTACCATCATCAGATATAGCTGAATCTACTAATAAGTTAGAAGCGTTAACTTTCTGTACGTTATTAGTTGTTGCATCTGTATTATATCTTGTGATTTCCTTTTCACTTCCAAGAGGCCCTGCAGACCAATAGTCAGCACCAGTATCCCAAATTAAGGAACCAGTAACGTTGGTTGCACCTTCAGCGTCTTTTACATGGATACCACCATTGTTAGAACCACCACCATTCAATTCAAGGATGTTATCATCATACTGAACAGTTGTAGTGTTAACAACTGTACGTGTACCACTAACAGTTAAGTTACCAGCGATTACGATATCAGTAGTTGATGCACCAAGAGTAAGTGTGTTAGCTCCCACTCCATTAAAGATTGTGTGGTCAGCTGCAGTCATATCAATATCAGTCAATCCAGTCAAAGTAGTATCTGTACCACCAAGGGAGATTGAAGAATCACCAATAGTAATACTTGTACTTGAAAGTGATGCTTGTGCACCAATATCACTAAGTAGTTCTGATGCACTTCTACCTTCAATCTTAGTACCATTAACTCTCAAGAAATCATCATCTGCAATACCAGTAGTTGCTTGAAGAACGTTGTTGTTACCAATACCTACATCTAAAGTCACAACATCACCTGCTGATGCAGTAAATGAGTTCAATGATGTATTAGCATTTGATGCAGTAAATGAGTTCAACGAAGTGTTTAGTACTTCGTCATCCAAATATGCTTTATCAATTACAGTACCTTGCCATGTACCAGTTCCAATTGTTCCAACAGTTGTAATGTTAGCTGAACCAGCGAAGCTTGAAATAGCAGTGTTTTCTACATTACTTAAACCAATATCAGATTTAACTTGTGATGCGGTTCTACCTTCAACTTGTGTACCAGCGATTCTTAAGAAATCATCATCAGCTACATTTGCATCTGCTTGAAGAACATTACCGTTATCGATACCAACATCTAAAGTCACAACATCACCTGCTGATGCAGTAAATGAGTTCAATGAAGTGTTTAAGTTTTCATCAGATAATTTAATACCATCTGAACTTCTATCGATAGTTGAACCATCCAATTTAACTCTAATATCAGATGAGTTTACTTCTAAACCATCACCTGTGAAATCAGATGCATTGATATCCAATCCACTACCATTTGATTTAGCAGTTAAACCATCACCAGCGATAGAACCAGAATCTAATGCTACTACAACAGTACCTGTGTTACCACCACCTGTGATACCACTTCCTGCAGTTACACCAGTAATATCACCAGCGTTTGCTACTAATTGACCTGAAGATACAGTTAAGTTAGTACCCGCGATTGCAGTTAAGAAATCACCTACTGAATCTCTTCTTACAGAACTATCAGTTGCATCAAAGAATACGATTGAATCAGATGTTTGGTCAAATGCCGCATCAGTTGCTACTGCACCTAAACCAACTGACCCAGATAGGATACCACTACCATTAGTCATTGCTGCTAAAGTTACAGTACCACCGTTGATAGCTACTGTTTCACCTGCAATGGTTAAGTTAGTTGAACCTGTGAATGCGTTTAATGATGCATTTAAGTTTTCGTCAGATAATTTAATACCACTTGAAGTTCTATCAAGTGTACTACCATCTAATTTAATTCTTACTTCATTACTGTTAAATTCAAGACCACCGTCTGAAGCTAAATCAAGTTGGATGTTGAATGTTTCATCTGAAGATTGGTTCAACGTGAATACACCATCACCACTTGAAAATTCAAGACCGTCACCAGCAGTGAAAGTAATTGAGTTATTATTTACACCAGCTAAATCAGATACCTGAGCTGATGAAGATATAATACCTGAACCTCTTAGGTCTAATGAATTGGTTGTAAATTCTATATTTGTATTACCTCCGTGTCCTAAAATTGTTAGTGTTTTAGCATCGGTTTCATAATAAGGAACACCATCAATAGAGTGGTCGTAATCGTTTCCAGTTACGTCTAATGTGGCGGAACCTGTCAATATTTTGTTTGAGGGAGTTAATACATTTCCTTCAACCCCAACAAACAGTAAACCTTCTTGGTGTACAGATAAGTCAGACCCCGATGCAATGATTAACTCACCATTAATCGGGCTTATATCTTTAACACTTTCCAGTTTACCTCTTCTATGTTTAATAGTTTGAGCCATAATTTTTAATTTTCCTTTTTGTTGTTAATTGTAACCATTTGTTAAAAGAGTATGTACTCCGATTAAAATTCTAACCTTGTGTAAAGTGTGCAGAACCTGTATGTAAGTTCACAAAATTAGATGTTACTGAAATACCGTCTCCTTCACCTACTGAAAGAGTAGCATTACCACTTGTTGCTCCACCAGTCAAACCATCACCAGCAAGAACGGCAGTAATATCACCACTACCACCTCCTCCAGAACCAGTCAATGCTGATAAATCAACAGACATTGAGATTCTATTTGAACCATCTACTACTTCTCCAAAGAAAGTAAGTGTATTTGTTCCATCAAATGATGCACTAACAAATGAACCACTATTGAATGAAAAAGCGGCAAATGAAACGGTGTCAACAAAAGTATCGATGTAGTTTGCAGGAGTTACGGTTGCCTTAAAAAGAGAACCACTATCCTCCACATATACTATTTGTCCATCTGAAAAATAATTTACAGATGTGTCATTCATAGTAGATGCAGATACGTATGTTTTAAACGCACCTTTTATTCTATCAACATCGGCCAATACGATGTTGGAATTCTGAGCTGATGTTGTAAGTTGTACTTTTGAACTAAATGATGGCATCTCTTTTATTCTCCTTTTTATAAATATTAACTTGGTAAAGAACCTGAGGCTTCGATTATACGAAGTTCTACACTCGCTGCCGAGTTGTGTCCCGTTCTACCTATTACAAAATGTTTATCGTATCCGTTAACTGAACCACTTGTATCTAATAAGTGAATTGTAGAACCTTCTTGACCCCACGAACCACCATCAGCTTTTACTGCCATTACGTATCTTCCAGCGGTATTGTCTCCGAATCCATCAGTCATCGATGTTGGTATACCAATCATATCAGAACCAGATGGAGCTATGATTATATATTGTTCAGCTGAGTTACCCATTGTTAATGGATTAGACTCACTAATAATTGTATCTAAATCAGACCCACTTAACGTTGCAACTAAGTCAGCTTGTTCACCACCTGCCAATACCAATGTTGATTCACCTAATGACGAACTAATCAATCTATATGGTGATGTATTGTTTGCAGTATATGCGGTTACTTCTGGTGGAACATCCGATGTTAATGTTGATGCTCCCATAAGTGCATTATAGTTAGAACTCAATCCAGCATCTGAACCATAACTTGAACGATAGATATAAACTTTACCATAATCAGCTGATTGAGCTACCGTAAATGTTCTATCAGTATAAGTTCTTGATTTACCGAATTGGTCAAATACCGTTACTGAGTATGTATGAGTTCTTGCGGTTAAATCGGAAGTCGCGTGGATACCAACTGAAGATGAATCAGCTGATGAGTATACTAACTCCAAGTTAGAACCACTAATAGATGCAGAGAATGGTGTATCAGATTCATCATCTGAAATACTCATACTAACCATAGTTGTACCACTTGTTGCAAAATCAGTTTCAAAGTTTCCTGATTGGTCTGTGAATGTTGCGTTTGGTGCTTGATTTGCAGCTACATTGATGGTGATTGAACCACTACCCAAGTTACCATATTGGTCTTGGAATGTAATCGTTGGAGTGATAGTATCACCCGATGAAGTTGCCGAACCACTTAAGTCTACTAATAGTGATAATTGACCACTTGAGTTAATAGCTATTGTTTCGTCTAATGATGAAGTAAACGAAGCTACTGATGGTGACCCATACGAAGGTGAGTATGATACTGTCAGTTGAGCTTGATTACCAGTTCTACCATTTGAACTTTCTCTAATCAATGCCCCACTTACTGCTGACTCAATGATGTATGATGTAGTATCACCACCTAAAGTACCCGTGTCTGCTTGTGCTACTGTGAAACTTCTATCACTATATGTTCTTGAACTACCAAATTGGTCTGTTATTGTTACACTATAAAAATATTCTCTTGCGATTGCGTCTGTTGTTAAGTGTAATCCTATTGATGAAGAATCAGCGTTTGAGTAAATTAATTCTAAATCAGAACCACTCAATGATGCAGAGAATGGAGTATCTCCTTCCGTATCACTCACACTCATACTAACCATAGTTGTACCACTTGTTCCTAAGTTGGTATTGAAGTTAGCGGTTTGATTTGTGAATGAAATAGTTGGTGCAACATTATCAACTACATTCACAACTAAAGCGTCAGTAGTAGTTGTACCGAACGTGTTTGTAAATGTAATAGTTGAACTAATAGTATCACCACTTTGTGTTACCGAACCACTTAAGTCAACTGCTAATGATAAGTTACCATTGGATGCAATTGCGATAGCTGGATTTGATGAAGTGAATGTACCACTCTGATTTGAGTTATAATCCGCAACAGTTGAACCATAATCAGTTGTTCTAATAGTAGAACCACTATTTTGAGATTCTTTGATATATGGCCCAGCTGACCAGTTATCTGTCAACGTTGCTGGTGTATCGTCATCAATTGGTATTGTTACGATAGCTTCGTTAGATGCAGTGTTGAATGAATCTCTCACTCTTACTGTGTATTGATATTCGTTTATCAAGTCAGAGTTTAAGAATACACCATTCTTTCTTGTTACGTTACCACTTGAATCCATATTGAAAGGATTTTCATGTGGGTCTGTTGCCTGTGAAGTTCCACCATAAGAACCACTTGATACATCTACGTTATCTAATTCTAATTTGTATAGTGTAAATTGTGAGAATGTTATAGCGTCACCTTCAGAGTCAGTTGCTGAAATAGTTCCAACAGTTGCTCCGTTTGATGAATTCTCATTTATACTTGATAATGTTTGGTTATTGATTGTAGGATGTACGTTATCTACAACACTAATTGAAACTGGTAAAGTTACAATAGAATCAGAGTCATCCGAATTTTGATAATGTTCATCAGATGCACTTAAACTAAATGTATAAACAGGATAAGTTTCATAATCTAATGAACCTGTATTTTGTTCTATGTCAACATAAGTTGAGTATTTTGTAATAGTAAAGTGAGTAGAACCACCTGCAGGTGAGATTGATGATGAATCAATTGTGATTGAATCACCTTCAGCGTCTGTAAAGAATACTCTTTTTACTAACGTACCATTTGCACTATTTTCATTTAAGTTTGAACTTACAGTTGTGATTACGTTACCAACTACGGATGTTTCTCTAAATTGAGGAGCCGCGTTTGGAGTTACAAATATTGTAATATCTTTTGTTACTTCTGCACCAAATGTATCTTCAACACGAGCTACAAAAGTGTGTCCATGTGAACCTCCTACTAAATCAGTATTGAATGATGCAGAAGTTGCAGTTGCGTTTAGAGTTACAACACCTGCAGAAGATACTCGAACCAAGTCATCTGTATATGTTGATGACGTTCCAAATGTTAATGATTGCCCTTCTGGGTCAGTTGCCTCTATTGTAAATATGGAAGCCCCACTTGCACTAAACTCCGCGATTGTTTGGTTTTCACTTGTGATTGATGGTTCTGTGTTTGGATAGAATATTGCATTTAAGAAATCAACTACCGAGCCACTTGTACCAGGATTGAACGATGATGTAAACATCGTTGGTAATTTCTCTTGTGATACAATTCTATTTCCATTGAATGGAATCGATGAACCACTTTGTTGATATCTAGCATCGTAAGATGAAGTTAATTGTGATGAACCACTAACTACTCCAGTTGGTAAAGGTGTACTTTCAGAGATAAATCCTAATGCAGTAATTTGTGACGAACCACTTACCAATCCATTAGGCAATTGTTCAGAACTACTTAGTATACCCGAAGGTACTGATGTGATATCCGTGAAGTCTACTGAACCTGATGATGTTAAATATGATGATGTTGCTGCTTCAACACTATCTAACCTTGAATCTAAAGATTGGGTTGTATTTTCAATACTAAATAATCTTACACCCGCATTTAAGGATGAAGTGTATGAGTTCAATGAAGTATTAGCGTTTGATGCAGTAAATGTATTTAATGATGTAAGGTCTGCACTACTCTCAGAAACAAATCCTAAAGATGTGATTTGTGCAGATGAACTAACAATTCCACTTGGAACAGAAGTGATGTCTGTATAATCAACTGAACCAGTTGATGTTAAGTAAGATGAAGTTTGTGAACTTAGTCCATCAACTTCTGTTTGGATAGATGATGTAAACGAATTAAGAGATGTTAAATCAGAACTCTCAGAAACAAATCCTAATGCAGTAATCTGTGCAGATGAACTTACTATACCACTATCTAAAGAAGTTAAGTATGACCCACTCTCTGCCTCCAAAGAATCTAATCTTTGAGCTTGTGATGCGGTATCAGCTGATAGTTGTGTGAATCTTGTATTAGCTGATTGAGTAAATGCGTTTAGGTGTGTTATGTCACCCGAACCACTTCCACCACCAGTAGAATTAATTGTTATACCATTACTCGCGGAAGTGATTGTTACATTCGTTCCACCAATGAAAGCTGGTTTGTTTAATAATTCATTATAGTTTACTTGTCCTGATTGACTGATTAACGTTGGTTTACCAGTTATATCGTCATATGATACTGAACCTGATGATGTTAGATATGAACCACTTACTCCTTCTAATGAATCAAGACGTTGGTCTGCTGATTGTGTGAAAGAGTTTAATGAAGTTATGTCAGTATGAGACGAACTTATGAACCCTAACGAAGTAATTTGAGCAGAACCACTAATAGTACCCGCGGGTATTGTTGTACTTTCAGAAATGAATCCTAATGAAGTTATTTGTGATGAACCACTAACGATACCACTCGGTACTGAAGTTAAATCTGTATAATCAACTGAACCACTTGAAGTTAAGTAAGATGACGTTGCTGCAGATAATCCATCAACTTCTGTTTGGATAGATGATGTAAATGTATTTAATGAAGTAATATCTGTGTGTGATGAACTAATGAATCCAAGTGCAGTAATCTGTGCAGAACCACTAATCGTACCTGCAGGAGTACTATCACCACTTTCACTCACGAACCCTAATGCCGTGATTTGAGCTGAACTACTTACTATATCAGTTCCACCTAATACTTGAATAGAACCACTTACCAATCCACTTGGAACTGATGTTATGTCTGTAAAGTCTACTGACCCACTTGATGTTAAGTATGAGCCTGTAGCTGCCTCTATGTTTGTTAATCTTCCGTCTGTTGAAGATGTGTATGAGTTTAGTGAACTTATGTCCGTACTTTCACTTACGAATCCAAACGCAGTGATTTGACTTGAACCACTAACTAATGTTGGAACGTTTGTTAAGTTTGAATAATCTATCGAACCAGTAAGTGATGTTGCGTGGAATGAACCAGTCACTTTCAAGTCAGCTGATACATAATACCAATTTGAACCCGTTGACCAAATAGAACCACTAATGTCACTTGCACCACCAACAACAGGTGTTAAATCAACACTATTACCATTTGAAATAGATAATATTCTTGTTACTTGATTTAAACTTAGTGTTTGTGCATCTGTACTTGAACTAATGAATCCTAATGCAGTTATCTGTGCTGATGAACTAACCGTTCCATCTGGTGTATTATCACCACTTGATGATACAAATCCTAATGCCGTTATTTGTGCAGATGAACTTACAATTGAAGATGGTACATTTATTAAATCTGTATACGAGGATACTCCACTACCAGTAGGAATAGTTACGGTATTTCCACTGGTGATTGTCAGTTGGTCACCACTTATAGAAAGTGTTTGTGAATCTGAACCAGTATCATCTGTTGCGTTTTCTAAAGATACTAATCGTGAATCTAATGAAGAAGAAAATGCAGAATATCCACTTGTTAGTGAAATACTAATTTGTTCTGAACCACTTACGATTCCAGTTCCACCAAATGTTAGTTGTGAACCATCACCATAATAGTTACCAGTTACTCGTATATTGGATGCGGTAATATCACCTGAGAGTTCTTGTGAACCTGTGATAATTTGTGAACCACTTACCTGAAACGTTCCCTCTATAACTGAGGCCGTTACAATTCCTTCAATCTGTTTACTTTGAATAAGTGTTGCCATTATCTACTTACTATCTTTCCACGAACTTCAAAATCGTTTGCCACGATATCTTCAGGTCGTAATGTAATACTTTCATTAAACTCTATAACTATATTATTACCACTCTCCACGGCGGAATAAGTACTCTTATCTTTAAGAACACCTTGTAAATAAATATTAATGTAATCCTTGTTAGAGTCAACTTTGACTTCTTGATATACAAATTTCTTATTATTCAATGTTAAACTAAATAATTCATCATTCAACGAGATAGAATCTACTGAGTGTGAATAAATGAAAAAATCATTGATAACTGAGTTTACCAATGAATGTGCACCAGCGATTCCGTTATGTGGAACATCTATATTTGGTTTTACTTTAGCCATCTATTTCAACATCTCCTACTATTGTTATCTTATCATCAGCCTCAAGGATATAACCAAAGTTTGCCTTGATAAACTTGACAAGTATATCTTTATTTTGTTGTTCAAGTATATAATCTTGTTCTAAAATCCATTGACCATTCACAAATACATCAAATCTTGCGTGTTCTGGTCGTTCTCTCCTTAGATTTGCATGTAAATCTTTAAATTTTGCATTCCTAAGTATCCATATATGATAAACAGGATGTCGACCATCGTAGTTTTCTAACAAAAACTCATCTGGTTCATGAATTTGATTCAATAAAAGTTTTAATTCTTTAATCATAATTCAATAAATTTACCTGTTATACCAAATTCATCTGTATTTTCTAAGATATAACCCAAATCTGTTGCAGTTGTTACCAAATCAGCTGGATAACTACCACTAACTGCTAATGAACCAGTACTAAAGTTAATTAATAGGTCAGAACCATCTACTTCGGTACTCCATTTTTGTGAAGATATCTTAACTCCGTTTATATAAATAGAAAATCTCTTGTCCAAGTCAAATGAACCAACTAAGTATGGTGGAATTTGTGGAACTTCTACGTTTAATACCTTGAAAGTATCTGCATCTACGAATGAACCCGAAGCTGAGCCTCTTAATGCAAGGTAATCTAATATGTCTGAGTATTCGTTTATCAGTTTTGGTGTTGTAAATCCATTTCCACTACCACCTGTTAGGTCGGTTTCCATCCCTATGACTACTTTCTTAGGGCCAAAGGATAAATCATTTGTTTTTTTCTTGTTGAACTCTTCAGGTAACAAATATGCATTAGTGACCATGTTGAATGTAGTTCTAATAATACGTTCCGAACCTTGTCCTACTTCACTTTGGTTATCAAATGAGTCAATTCGTGTTCTAAACTTGAATTTGTCTTTATCACCCCAATATTCATCAGTTGCATATTGAAAAGACTCTACGATTTTATTCATATGTTCAGTAAAGTTAGTCCAAATCATCACCTCATATGTAATCGATACGTAATCTGGCATTGTGATGTTGTAATTTTGGGTGTTTGGTTGCACACCATTCATTAAACTGAACTTATCGTATTTTTGTTTGTTGTTATATTTCTGATATGTTGGGTAAGATAGGTATCTATTCATAGAATTAGACGCCGCATCCCTTTCAATCGAGTTTCTTTTGTACATTAAGAGTGGAAGTTGTATTTTTCCACGTACATCTCTTAAAACTCCATCTTTTCTTGCAGATTTCCATCTCTCAGGATTACCATAAAGAACTGGTACTTTAATTTTGTTACCATTTTCATCAAGTTCAGGCAAGACAACATCTCTCATATACTCCATGATAGCCAAATCGACATCATATAGTGATACTGAGAATTGTTCTCCCTTTGGTAGAGCTATTTCATCACCTCTATTCTTTCTTTCAGAACTTTTGAATGGTTCACTCATTATACTGTTCTCTCCTCTATGTTAATTGCAGAACGTCTTACCATAAAACTGTTACATATGATAGAGAATTTCTGTGCCTGTCTACCAGCTAACATTTGGTCTTCTCTAACATTGTCAATTTCAAAGTATGCATTGTTGTGGAAGATAATATCACCAATTTCTGGATATAAGTTCTTATCTTCAAGTGCAAATCTATTAAATCTATACTCTGCAGTTTGATTTCTATCGTAACCGAACCCTTCGTAGGTCATTTCTGAGTCTTGTCTTTCAATAAGACAGTTTATATCGATACCAGGATGATAAGTTTTACCAAGAGATTCACCATATAAGTTAGTGCGTGACTCATACACCGATAACTTATAGAATGTTATGGGTGTAGTTACAACATCATCTACCAATTCTGAGGAGATGTGTTCAAAAAAGGCTATATCTTTTACTCCTGTGAACCTTGGCATTGTATTATCCTATGTATATGTTTATTGGAACTTTATTCATCAATTTTTGATGATTGTCCGAGTTCTCCGCTTCTGTTTGGTATCTAACTTTATTTGAAACTTCTTCTAAGTTTGCTCTAAGTTGTTCTACCAACTGGTCTTTTTCTGTTTGTGCTTCAGCTCTTAACGCTGCACCATCTAATGATACCTCAGAACCAGGAATTGGAACAGTACTATACTTTTCTCTAATAGCTCCTAATAGTTCTTTAGCTAAAGCCAACGAATATTTTCTAATCCATTGTTTACCCACATCATTTATTTGTGAATAAGTCATGAAATCATAACCAACATTCGAGTAATCAGATACAACCGAATCATCTACAACAGTTGAGTTGGCATCATATTCATCTTTTACAATATATTCAAACCAAAGTTTTTGATTTCCCTTTGGAATTGGGAATATTTGTAATTTATTGTTTACTATATTGAATGTATGTGCTGATTTTCTAATTTGGTCGTTAAATTCTATATGTTGGAATCTTTGTAAGTCTTCGAATATAGGCATTAACATGAATTGTGCTGCTGGTGAGAATGAACCGAATCCAAACTCATCAATTAAGTTAAGAGTTCCTTGTCCACTAACTGAATATGGGTCAAAGAATCTGTTTATCGCAGGTGTTCCTTCGTAGAATACTCGTGTGATATCCAATCGGTTACCACTTTCACTAACTGCACCCCATAGAGATTGTAAATCGTACTCCTGTTGGTTAGCGTTTGTTTCCACATATCCTTTCTTAATATCAGTTCTACCACCAACATTAGCATAAGTTCCATAAGATTCTGATAATTTGATAATTTGTGGTAATGGAGAACCTGCAACTTGTTTATGTGTATAATCTGTACCTGTTGGTTTACCTAAAAGTGAACCAAGGTTGTTTCTAATGTTAAACTGATTTACCTGAGCTCCATATTCTGAAACTGCTTCTTCAAAACAAGAATAGAAGTTTAAATCTATTAGTTCAACGTCTATAATTGGATATCCAAGTCTTCTTGCACACCACTTAGCTACCTTTGGCCCATCTGATTGGAATTGATTATCCTCATCATAGATACCGAAGGGAGTGTTACCAGAAATTTCAACGGATACCGAACCTGTCCAAGTGTTACTCATTATCTCTCCTTTGTATACTTTACCATTTATAAATATAGTATAATAAAAAAGGGGATGAAAAATCATCCCCTTTTAAAAAAATCAATCTATATTAGATATTATACTAAGTGAATATCTTTAATATAAACTTTACCATAGAATTCTGGTCTTACCATTTTCTTAGCGTATCTTGTCATCACACCTCTTCTTGGAGTGAAGTTAGATGGGTCATACACTAATGGAGTCATGATAAGTGGTACGTATGGAGCATAAACTGCACCAGTTTCTAAGAAGTTAGACCCTTTGAAGCCCATTAGGATTTCGTTGTTAGTCTGATAAGGATTCTTATAAACTGTGTATCTGTTAGCTAAAGAACCAACTTGAGAAACACCCGCAGCGAATGTAGCAGCGTCTTTATCAGCTGATACTGAGAATGCTGGGATAGATTCTAAGATAGTACATACGTCAGGAGATGCAACGATAAAGTTAGCACCACCTCTAAGAGTCAATTGGTGAATCTTGTTAGATACTTTGTTTAATTTAGTACCTAAAGTCTGGAACCAAGTGTTCTTTTGGTAAGCAACACCGTCAGTAGCAGAAGACCAAGTTGAACCGTTGTACTCTTCACCGATAGTAGCTGACCAATACTCAGTTGTTAAAGCGTTGCTTCTTAACATATCTAAGATTTCTAAGTCAATCTCTAATGAGATGTACTCAGATAACATAGAAGTTAATTCAGCTTCAGCGTCAATTGAGTGGTAAGCGTTAAGGTCTTGAGCAAGTTCAGGAGTCCAAACTGCCTTTAACTTTCTGGTCTTAGCTACGATAGCCTCAGACTTCAACTCAAGGTCGATTTCTGGGATATCAAGTACTGTACCAGAACCAGCTGCACCACCTGCGTTGTTTACAGGGTCTCTATCTTCAAAGTCACCTCTGTTTGCAGCAGTGTTGTCTTTAGAATATTTTACTTGTACACCATCGATACCAGCACCTTCAGATGCAGATACGAAGAATACGTAATCATTTCCACTTACTTTGTTGAAAGCACCTAAGTTAGATGCAACAGAAGCAGAAGCGATAGTAAACGCTCTAATTGCAGAGTCATCAGCTTGTGAATCAATGTTAGATTTCGCGATAGTAATCTTGATAATCTCATTGTTATCTAATGAACCTGTGTAGCTTGAATCAAAGTTCAAGTCTGATAAAGATGCAGTTGCAACAGTAGTATTACCAGCAACTACGTCAATTGATTGGTCATTTAACGTATAACCGAATCTACCGTCTCCGTAAAGACCATTTTCAGCTACGTTAGTAGAACCTAAATCAGTACCGTCACCACCAAATAGTGAAGAACCTGAATAAGCTACATCACCAAATTGTTGGTTATTGTATTTAAAGTCTAAATAAAATATTAGACCTGAGGGTAAGTTCATCGGTTGTACCGAAACGAATTCTTTCGATGAAATTTCACCGAAGATACGTCTTACCAATGGTAAAGCTACACCACTCCACTCTTCGTTTCCAGAAGCAGCAGAAGTTGCGTTAGCCTCGTCAAGCAATTGTTTTGCTTGGTTTTCTAAAAGAACCGACATCTGATGTTGGTCTCTTTCTTTTAAACCTTCAAGAAGTCCAGTTTGTTCCCACTTACCTTTAAGTTGTCTTGTTTCTTCCAACATTACAGACTGTGGGTTCTTTCCTTCCATTAGTTTAGATAAATCAAAATTTGCCATTTTTATTTCTCTCCTTTAATGTTATTAAATAATGTTTGCTAACTTTTTAAATCTGTCAGCCAT